GGAGAAGTAACACTGACAGCAGACGAAATAACAGACGCAACAGGTACTTTTTCAGCTTATGAGTATGATCTTAAAGGAGGTTCATCTTTAGAACAAGCTATTAATAGCTCTAGAGAAACAGGAACTACATTCTTTGAACAAACACTTACACTAAATCTCACCAAATTAAGTAAAGAAGATAACGTACAGATAAAACTATTAGCTTATGGTAGACCACAAGTAGCAGTCGTTGATAACAACGGAAATGCTTTTTTAATGGGGTTAGATCATGGAGCAGAAGTTTCAGGCGGAAGCATAACAACTTCAGCAGAAATGGGTGGATTAAGTGGGTATTCGCTTACTCTAACAGCTCAAGAAAAGCTTCCTGCAAATTTTATAGATGGAGCAACTTTAGCAAACCCTTTTATAGGGCTAGCAAGTGCAACAGAAACAATAGTAGTAGGTACAAACAGTTAAAAACGATAGGTTTCTTTTCATTAAGTTTTGTTTAGGTTAGGAGAGGGTGCTTTTACGAGTAACCCTCTTTTATTTTATAATTATTATGATAATACTACAAGAGACAGCGGCTGCGCAAACCCTAAGAATAATTCCTAGAGAATACGCTATAACCACAACTTATAGCGTAAATATTACTAGCGATTCTGAGAATAAAAATATTTATTCAGCAGCTTATACTAATCAATTTACCGCAGATAGATACTGGTATAATGTGCCAGCATCTATTCCAAATTTAGAACAAGATAATTTTTATACCCTAATAATAACAGATGCAGCCACTAAAGAAGTTTTTAGAGGTCGCATATTTTGCACTAACCAGACAATAAGTGATTATAGCGTAAATCAAGGAGAGTACACTACAACCACATCAACAAATGAATTTTTATTCTATGAAGCATAAAAGTAACATTCATATTTTAGAGCTTAATACCTATACAGCTCCAAGAGTATATGAAGAAAGAAATCAAGATTTTGTTTCTATAGGAGAAGACAATAATTACTATCAATATATTATAGATCGTTATGTAGGATCTACAACCAATCACTCTATTTTAAATGGAGTAACTAATTTTACATATGGGCATGGCTTAGATGCAACGGATTCTAATAAAAAGCCGGAGCAATACGCTCAAATGATGTCTATATTAAAGAAAAAAGACCTGTTTAGAGTAGTTCAGGACTTTATAATTTTAGGAGAAGGAGCTTTTCAGGTTACCTATGACTCTAAAAGAAAAATTTCTAAGCTTACATACTTTCCAAGACAGACTTTAAGAGCTGAAAAATGCAATGATAAAGGAGAAATAGAGGCTTATTATTACCATAATGACTGGACTGAGTACACAAAAAGAGACAAACTTAAGAGAATACCTGTTTTTGGAACATCAAAAGAGCAAAATGAGCTATATATAGTTAAAAAGTATGTTGTAGGATTCCACTATTATAGTTTACCTAGTTATTCGGCTTCAATGCCATATGCTCTTTTAGAAGAAGAAATTTCAGCATATTTAATTAATGAGACTCAGAATGGTTTTTCAGGGACTAAAGTGGTAAATTTTAACAACGGAGTACCAGATAAGGAGAAGCAAATGCAGATTAAAAACGATATTTTAAACAAATTGACAGGTTCAATTGGTGATAAAGTGATCGTAGCATTTAATTCTAATCAAGAATCTGCTACAACTGTAGAAGATATTTCATTAAACAACGCTCCAGAGCATTATGCATATCTATCTGAAGAGTGCGTAAAAAAATTAATGGTAGGACACAGAATAACCTCTCCTTTATTACTGGGAATAAGAGAATCTGGAGGAGGTTTAGGAAATAATGCAGATGAAATCCAGACAGCAACAGATTTATTTTTAAATATAGTTATTAAGCCATCTCAGGACATCGTTATAGATGCTTTAGACGATCTTTTAGCAACTAATGACATAGCACTTAATTTATACTTTAAAACGCTCAAGCCGCTTGATTTTATGGATGAAGAGACTGACTTAACAGATGATCAAATTGAAGAAGAGACAGGAATTAAGCAGGAAGATATTGAGGAGCAAAAAGTTGAAGTAGATTTAAAAACTATAGACGGAAATTTAGCTTATAAGACAGTTGCAGAAGCTGAAGCTCAAGCAAAGAAATTAGGCTGTAAAGGACATCATGAGCATAATGAAAATGGAACAATTTGGTATATGCCTTGTAAGTCTCATGACAAAATGCCTAAGTCTATGTATATGTCAGAAGATGAGTTAAGTGAAAATGAAAGTAAAGAGATACTTGGATCACTAGCAGAAACAGGACATAAAATGTCAGAAGATTATGTTTTTGTTGACGAAATAGATGCGGATGACGATATTGACAATGAAGACTGGGCTAATTACTTGATTGATGAAAAGAAAAGTGCGCTTTCTAAAATAAGAGGTTTGCTTGGTTTAGCAGATGAAGTTAAGTCAAAAAATAAAGGTAGTTCTTATAGTGATTTAGATTCTAACAACGGACTTTATAAAATACGCTACACTTATGCTATAGGATCAAGAAAGCCAAGTAAAACACAAAGAGACTTCTGTAGAAATATGATGAACATGGCTAATGCAGGAATAGTCTGGACTTTAGAAGATATTGACAGAGCCTCTAGAGAAGGAGTTAATAGAGAGCTAGGACATAAAGGAAAAGCTTTCAATTTATTCAAATTTAAAGGCGGCATCTATTGCAGACATATTTTCAAAAAAGTTCTTTTTAGACTTGAGAGTAATACTGAACCTTCAAAGAATTTAGATAATTATAAGAAAGTTAGAAGTATTCCTAAATCTTATAATAGAAAACCTAGAGGATCAAAACAAGCAGCAACAGCACCAGAAAATATGCCTAATCGAGGAGCATACCCTAATTAAAATTTAAACTATGGCACAAGTATTATTTATAAATAGAGACGATCTAGTCAGATTTACTTCAGCTAATGGAAACATTGATACTGATAAATTTATTCAGTACATTTTTATAGCGCAGGAAATTCAGATTCAAAGATTTTTAGGAACTGAACTCTATGAGCAGCTAGAAGCAAAAATTACAGCAAACACTTTGACTGGTCATTACTTAACTCTAGTAACTGATTATATAAAACCTGCTTTAACACATTGGGCAATGGTAGAATATTTACCATTTGCAGCCTACTCTATTTCTAATCAAGGAATTTTCAAAAATACTTCAGAAAATGCAGTTAATGCAGATAAAAATGAAGTAGATTTTTTAATAGAAAAAGAAAGAACAACTGCACAATATTTCAGCAATAGATTAATAGACTATTTACAGGATCAAGCCGCTGCGCATTTCCCTGAGTATTACTCAAATACTTATCCAGATATATATCCAGATGACCAAAGTAGTTTCGGAGGATGGCAGTTAAGTTAGATAAAACAAATGAGCAAGAAAAAAACGAAATCTTGCTTAAAAAATATTTAAAGAATAAAGTAGAATCAATTAAAAACAAAACAAATTGGCAACATTTACAGGACAATTAATTTCGGCTACTTATGATGCTATTTTAAAAAGCATTGACAACGATCCACTTGGCTCAGTAGCTAAACAGATTACAGATGGTCTAGGAAATGTGACACCATTATATATATCTACAACTCAAATAGGAATAGGAATAACTCCTACTGAAGCTCTTCATGTGAGCGGAAATATTATAGGAACAGGTACTCTAGCTATAACTGGTCTTACTACGTTTGGAACTTTAAAAAGCAATTTAGCCACAGGCGCAACTATTGGAGAATTTATCACAGAAGCTCAAGGCATAGCAGCTAACAACAATGATACAACACTGCCAACTTCAGCGGCTGTAAAAGATTATGTAGATTCTGGAAATACTGGACAAGTGACTGGCTCAGGAACAGGTGGAAAACTACCTATTTGGACTGGATCAGGAGCAAGCTCAACTTTATCAGATTCATCAATTACGGAAGAGTCTACAAGATTTGTTTTAACTAAAGATATTTTTATAAATGAAGGTATTCCAGTTCTTACTCTTTCAGATAGTAATAGCTCTGGCTCAGGAACTTTAGGAGATATTATCTGGCAAGATAGTGCAGCAACTCAAAGAGCTATAATTTCTTTAAATAATAATACTTTAGGAATTACTAGCAAACAGGGAGGTCTTACTTTTGGTACAGCATCAAATCCTGCTATGACAATAGATACGACTCAAAATGCCATTTTTAACAGCGATTTAGATGTAACTGGAGACTTTGCAGTTAATACAGATAAATTTACAGTTAATGCAGTAAATGGAAATACTTTAGTAGCAGGAACTTTAGGAGTTACATCTACTTTAACTTCATCAGATATAACTACAGGCAATATTTCAGCAGCTAATGGAATTTTTTCAGGCGGTATAACTGCCAATGGAACAAGCGTAACAAATACATTTAAATCAACTGTTTTAATTAATCGAGTTGGGCAACAAACCTCTTTGCTTATTGGCTCTGGTTCTATTGATGATGTTGTAATAGGTTTTCAGACTGATGGAAACAGTATGTCAATGGGTATTGATCGAAGTGATAGTAATGCCTTTAAAATTTCAGATTCTAATGGTAGTTTAGGAACTAACGATAGATTTAAAATAGATACTACAGGAGCTGCATTTTTTACAGGTTTAGTAAGTGGAATTACACCAACTTCTGCTGCTAACTTTGTTACTAAAGCCTATGTAGATGGATTAACACCAGGAGCAGGTGTGTTTTTACCTTTAGTAGGGGGAACTCTTACAGGAGGTTTAATAGGAACTACTGCAACTTTCGCAGGGACTGTTAGTGTTTTAGGAAATAGTGATGATTCAGCAGAATTTTTAACAATAGATGACGCTGACGATACAGTAGGCTCACAAAGACCACAAATAAAATTCACAGGAGAAGGTTCTCAATTGGGTAAAATAACAGTAGGAGATAATGGTTTAGGAATGCTATTTTCTAACTCTTCTAATGAAATTACACTAAGAATATCTGATGCAGGAAACTCAACTTTTGAAGGAAGAGTTGAGATCGATGGTAGCCCAAGTGTTAGCGGAGATACAAGGGCTGTACTTATTATAGAGGAAGATCAGGCAGCAAGTGCAGGAAGAGGTGGCGGTCTTGCTTTTAGTAGACAAAATAATATTTATGGAGGCATTAAAACAGTTCAAAATACTGATTCTAATGACAATGCTACTATGACATTTCAGACTATTGGTGGTGGCACTTTAGCGGATAGATTAACGATAGATGAAGCTGGAAACGCAACTTTTGCAGGTATTGTAGGTATGGGTAGTACGGGTATTTATGCAGGTACTGGTTCTCAATTAAATTTACCAGGTAGAGGTTTGTCTATTAAAAACGATTTAAATGGTAGTAGTAATAATTGGAGTTTTATACAAAATACAGCAACAGCAGGTTCAGCTAATTTAAATTTTCATACAGGTAGTAACGCAGCGGCTTTAACTTTGTCACATACTGGAAATGCAACCTTTACAGGAAATTTGTCAATTACTAAAGCAAATACTCCTGAACTTATTCTAACAGATACAACAAATAATGTAAGTTTATTAATAGCAGCAGATAATACTAATGCTTTTTTAAGGTCATCTTCAGGTGCTTCATTATTGTTACAAACAAATGGTGGAACTTCCGCCATAACTTTAGATAGTGACCAAAACGCAACTTTTGCAGCAGATATAATTGGAAACTCAGCGGGCACAACTGAAATAGGTGCATACCCAACAGGAGGTATTAAAAGAATTAGGATGGGTTCAGGTGGAGAAATTCATTTTGGAGACACTACAAATTCAAGTGCTTTAGGTCTTACAGAAGGTGCTTGGAATCAATTTGGTGATACAGATAGATTAGGATTATATTGTAGAAATGAGCTTAAAATATATGGTAATTCAAATGTATTAAGGCTTACAATTCCAACAAATGGAGATGCAGCTTTTGCTTCTGGAGCAACTTTTACAGGAAGTGTAGGAATAGGAACAGATGCACCAGGAGCAAAATTAACAATAGAGGGCGTAGGTAATGAATTAAATTCTAGAAGTCAAACTAATGCTAATTCACAAGGGACTGCTCAAAGAAATACTATTGTTTCATATTACCCACAGACTACAAGTGCTACAAGATTAGAAATTCCTGTTACAAGTCAAGGTAATTTAAATAGTACAACCATAATGAAAATTTGGGGTCATAGTGCTAAAATTAATGACCCAAATCCTTTAGCTTTTGAAGCAACTATACAGTTTGGGCATTTACAATCAATTAGCAATTTGTCTGTATTAAGCTCAAGTGGAAACATAGCTTCTGTAGGCTTTGCAAATAATAATCCAATGGAGATTTTTATAAACTTTACTACTGGATATAATAATTCAAATGTTAATTATAGCGGATGTTATGTTACTATTGAATATATGACTAATAATCTAAGTTATTCAGTAATACCAGGAAGCATCGCATTAAACTAAAAGCAAAAGTAGAAAAATTGGAACAAGAATGTAAATGTAAATAAACCTTATAAAAATTAACCCTTAATAAATAAGATGATAAACAAGATCAAAGACGAAGAACTAGAAAACCTACAGAAACACTCTCAGGAACAGGCAAAAATATTGCATGATCTAGGAGTATTAGAAGCTCAAAAACATGAACTACTTCATGGCTTAGCTTCTTTAATGGAAAAAAATGAAAGTTTTAAAAAAGAGCTAGAGGCAAATTATGGAAAAGTTAATGTTTCACTACAAGACGGAACTTATGAACCTATTCCAGAAAAGCAAGATGGAAAAGGAGCTGCCAATTCAATGGATGCATTAGACGAATATATAAAGTAGTTAAGTTTAATATCTATGGATTTTACAGATTTGAAGATTTACGCTATAAATACAATGGCTTTTATGATAACCATGACTGAGATAGAAACTTGGTTAAAAGTAATTCTTCTTATCTGTACTATAGTTTATACAGTAATGAAAACTAAAAAGCTTTGAGAATAATAGATAAGCTTATAGTTCACTGTTCAGCTACTCCAGAATTTAAAGAGTTTGATGTAGATGACATTACAGAGTGGCATCTTGCTAGAGGGTGGTCAGACTGTGGCTATCATTTAGTAATTAAATTAGATGGCACTGTAGAGACTGGTAGACCTATGTCTAGAGCAGGCGCAGGAGTTTATGGTCATAATAGAGCCTCTATTCATGTATGTTATATTGGCGGCATGGATCGAAATATGGATAAGTGGATAGACACTAGAACCGATAAACAAAAAAAAGCCTTAATAAAAGTATTAAGCGCATTAAAAATTGAACATCCAAAAGCCAAAATATTTGGACACAATGACTTTACAGATAAAAAAGTATGTCCATGTTTTAACGCTAAAGATGAATATAAAGATTTAAATAATGGCATTAAATAAAAAAGTAAACCTTGATATTGATGGAGACGGAAAGACTGATTTTAATCTAGATTTAAAAACAATTATTTTAATATTAGGAGGGTTAATTAGTATAACCATGACCTATTCTACCTTAACTAAACAAATTGAAATTAATAAACAGCAGATAGAAGTAGCTAAAAAATTGCCTCCTGCTAAATCTCATGATATAATAGAGCAAAAGATCATGTATTTAGAAGATTACATAGCTAAACTTGAAGATCAACATAATAAAAGAATAGATAATCTAGAAAAAAAAGTTTTTAAATAATGAAAAAAGTAATTATATCATTTCTATTAAAATTATTTGGACAGGCAGGAGCAGGAGTAGCCAATAAGATTAGTGATATTATAGACCGACATACCTTTAGCAAAGTTGAAAAGGCTCAAATGCAAAAAGAAATGAGTCAGGTTTTTATAGATGCAGAAGCGGATATTCAAAAGAACATAACTAAAAGATGGCTCTCAGATGCAAATTCTGACTCATGGCTTAGTAAAAATGTTAGACCAATGGTATTAATCTTTTTAGTAATCTCTACTATTTTAATGGTCTTTATAGATGGAGGTTTAATAAGCTTTGATTTAAAAGACTCTCATTCCGATCTTTTACAGATTGTTTTACTTACTACAATTGGAGCATATTTTGGTGGCAGATCAATTGAAAAAGTTAAAAAATGAAAGACTTTAGACCTAGACTTAAAGGAAATAAAAAAACTGCTTATGATAACATTACAAGAAATGAATCACGCATTCTTATTATTGGCGATTTGCACTGTCCTTTTGAGTTAGATGGTTATTTTGATTTCTGTAATGAAACCTATTCTAAATATAACTGTAATCAAGTAGTGTTTATAGGTGATATTATAGACTCACACTATAGCTCCTTTCATGCTACAGATCCTAATGGCTATGGAGGAGGTGAAGAGTTACAGCACGCAATAGACCAGATAGAAAAATGGAATAATAAATATCCTGTAGCGGATGTCTGCATAGGAAATCATGACAGGTTATGTATGCGCAGAGCTTTTGATAGTGATATTCCTAAAGAATGGATAAAAGACTATAACGAAGTCTTAGGCACTGAATGGAACTGGGTAGAAAATGTTACATATGACAACGT